TGGGTTTGGGATTAATTCAACAACCGCCTATCAGAAGTATCAGTGCATGACTTGCGGATCATGGTCATCTAGCGCCAGATCAACTAAAAAGGCTGTGACGATTAAGGCGGGTGGGTAATGAAGTTCTATATTCGCAAAGCCAATATCAAATCCCCATTAATCGTTTCATTACTCGTTAAGCTGCAAAAAGAAACGCTACCTTATGACAAGCCATTAGCGGCAGTTAAGGGTGTCTGGTTCATCGCCTACGCAGAAAATGGCGATCCGGCTGGGTACGCTGGAATCGTTCAATCTACTCAATGGGGCGATACGGCATATCTTTGTAGGGCTGGAGTTCTCTACAAATACCGAGGCAATGGATTGCAGAAACGACTTATTAAAGCCCGTATTCGTGCCGCTAAGACGATGGGTTTTAACTGGCTAATAAGTGACACATCGGATAACGCCCCGTCTGCAAACAGCCTAATAAGCGCTGGATTCCGAATGTACAACCCCAGCAAGCCTTACGCATTACATAACAGCCTTTATTGGAGATTGAAATTGAAGGAAGAAGCATGAGCGATATTTTTGACGATGCCTCAGATTTAGAAGAACAGCATCGGGAGTTATCTATTAAAGCAGCTAGGGCAAAGAATCAGCCCATTAAATTTACTGGTCGCTGCCTCAGTTGTAACGCTCAAATCAATAAAGTAGGGCGCTTTTGCGATTATGAGTGCCGAGAGCAATACGAGCTAGAGCAAAAGGTATCCCACATCAAAGGGTTCAGATAGTTACTAGACAAAAGCAAAACTGTCTAACAACTGATACTTATAGGTACTAATTACCTATACATATTGATACCTATATGAATAGTTATTGACAAAAAGTAGCCATATCAACAGTTTTGTTGACATTTTTGTAAAGTTTTGACAACTAATTGTAAAGTTGTTGACAATGCAATTGCATTACCATGACTTATTAAAGAGTCCTTAAATAGCTTAAAGCCTTATTAAAGAGTCATTGACTAAACCTTACAAAATACCCCGTTCGGGAATATTTGTGTAATTTACGCTACTTTTTATTACATTCTTCCCGTTCGGGAAACTTTTTTGTACACGTTACATGAACTGGTCAATACATTGAACATTAGGCCAGTTAATACGCAATATATTGCACAATTTATAGCGTGTTAATTGACTGAAATATATAGAATAAATCATGCAAAAATGTGACATCTTGTCCGATATTTGTATATCTATTTAAGTTAATCTTTTAGCAATTTCTTCGGCAGAGTCACGGTAATACACTTGCAATTGATTGATGTTCTTGTGACCGATCATTTTTGCCAAAGATAGAATATCAATCTGCTTTGCCAGCTTAGTGCAAGCATTCGCTCTAGAATCGTGAAAATGTAACCCACTAATTCCTGCTTTTTTCTTGGCCTTACTAAATAGAGCATCCCTTTGATCGTCTGTAATGTCAAAGCAGGCCTCAGCCTTTTTTGGCAATATTCCTAATATTCTTACAGCCTCAGACGTTAAGGGAACCTCTCTTCGAGCAGAGGCCGTCTTACCGTCTATTACGGTAGCTACTCTTCCTTTAATATCTTTCCACCTCAAATTGACGATCTCACCAGATCGCATCCCCGTTTCCAATGCGAATAGCATTGCGTATCCCACTCTTGCTGTTACCGTTTTCGGTACTCCATCGACCCCCATCGTATAGGTCAACAATTCAATTTCTTTATCTGTAAATAGTCTTTTCCTAGCTGGCGCATCTTTTGGTCTCTTTACCCCATTTAAAGGGCTTACAGAAAGCCATTTCCACTCCTTTATAGCGACATTGATAGCAGATGATAGAAGTATCCATTCTCGCCTTACTGTGCTCTCTGCGACTGTTTTAAGCCTACTGTTGCGCCACTTACTAAAATCATCGGAAGTAAGGTCTGAGAGTTTAATTGAATAGATCGGCATTGTTGATAGTCTGGCAATCAAATTCTTTTCCCAAATATGGCCTTTATGCTTGGGTGATTCTTCTTCTCTATATCTCTCTAATAATTTTCCAAAGGTCACCGCTTTAGTTTGACCTCGTTTACCAGAAGCGATTTCAGCTTCTATTTGAGTAGCCCAGGCTTGAGCCTCCGCTTTGGTTGAGAATGTTGCCGATGTTCTGACACCATGTTTCGTGACCATTGCTCGCCAATTGTTAGATCGTTTAGTAAAGGCAGCCATTTGGTGTAATTGTGGAGTTAATTTGGCGTAATAGTAGCAGTAAAGAAGTGGGAATAGGTGTTTTTGTGTGGAATGGTAAACCCCCAAAAACAAAGAAAAACCCCATAAAACAATGATTTACAGTATTTTATGGGGTTAGGGTTTAATACTAAAAAATGCGATTGGTACCCAGGAAGGGGTTCTTTTCAGCCCTCTAAGCCTTCATACATATAGATCTTGCCGTTGTTGGTGTAAATTAGGTGTTCCTGTTTACAAGTTTTTAACACCCTCAACCCATTATTTAGCCGTCTATACAGGGTCTTTCTACATACACCCTCTAAGTCTATGAACTCAGACAAACACTTCTTTACACCATCAATTATCACATAGTGATTGGGTGATCTATTGTTATTTTGCTCTGCCATAGTAGCCCATCGGCAATTAGATTTAAAGTAGCCCTTGGCACTATCAATCCTATCCAATGTGTGATCTGGACTGGGTTTTCTACCCATATCCTTTTTGAAGTTATCAAAAGAGTCCCATCTTTTGCAAACAGTTATGCCTTTTGCACCATACCATTTGTAATTGTGAGCTAAAGGGTTATTGCAGCGATCCCTCATTTTTCTCCAAGTATTGTAAAGAGGATGGGTATGGTTCATGCTTTCCTCTTTTCTTGAAATTTATCCACCCAAGCAAATATTTCCTCTGCTTTCCACAAGGGGTTGCCACGACCACCAGTAGGTGCTGGCAAACGAATGGCTTGCGGGAAGCCTGGCATATTGACCATGCGCTCACCTACATACCTTTTTTTTCGTTTTAAAAATGAGGCAATATCCTCAACTGTCCAAAGTTCACTCATTTTTAATCCTCTAATAAATCTAAAATATCAATGCCACGTTGTTCAAAGATTTCTCTAAATTTGGCAGAAGCTCGCTTTTCAATTGAGCAAATCGTTTGTTGCTTTAAAAATAGTGCTTGAGCAACTTCCGACTGGCTCATGGAGTAACCCTCGTATGGCCCACGACTTTCTTTTTCCTTCGTCATTTGAGCCACTCCTTTGGTCTATCATCACCATCGATATAAGTCTTGGAATACAAGGTCAACATCCTTAAATTACACATGGCATGAGCAATATGAGGTAAGCCAGACTCTTGATCTATATCCTCGCCAGCTTGAAACGATGCCAGGTGACGCAAAGCGCAAGACAATGGAACAGACCAAGGCATCCCTTTCATCCAATTAAAAGCAGCATATTTGTTTGTTCCATACATCCAAACTCGTGCCTCATCTTCTAAGGTAATTAATGGAATTAGGCTTAAATCAGGCTTACCATCGTTATATCTCGCTCCCGATCCTTTGTCGGTAGAGTTAATATCACCTACGCTCATTTTGCTAACCTCATTGCGGCGTTATGAATCCGGTCATTAAACCAGCGCCGAATAATATAGCCACGAATAATGCTGGCTACTGTGAAAATAATCGTGATGCCGACATTCTCAGCCAAAGTAAATGCGTGACCGAATAGCGGATAGATAACCAGAGAGATCAGAATTGAAATAATGAATCCAATTCCGGTATGAGCTAGGGCTTCTAATAAACTCCCAACTTTTGACTGGCTCATTTCCTTCTCCGATTAACCATATCTTTTTGAATGATAATTCCACCAAAATAAATTAAGACGGCTATATAAAGCGTTACCAATACACCATAAATTATTAAATCAATCACAGAATCTCTCCTCATAAGTCAACCAAGGCTTAGAAACCAGCTTATAACCAAAGATGTACCATAATGACCCGCTAGACACTTCTATAGCGCTCATCATGTGATCCGGTGATAAGCATCATTAGGATTGTTTAACATTGATTTAATAAGCTCATCCGTATTAAAGAACCATTGAATACATCGAAGGCCATTGGTTTGATAAATATTGAAACTCATTTATCTTGACCCATTAGATAAAAAATAATCCAAGTAAATCCGACAATAATTACGCCACCAAAGGCAAATGACTCTAAATCGCTCATAAGTTCCCCAATCGGTCTGCTTCGATTAACAGCGCACAAGTTTCAATTTCTAACCGAATAGCTGGCTCGAATAAATAATCCTTATTAACTGGATTAGCCTCGGCAATGAGTAATTCAATCTCTTTGACGATGGCTTTAATTCTCAAAAGTTTCTCGGCGATTAACATGGTCAGAATGGCTCATCATCTAAATTAGATGGCGCTGGTTGTTTTTCTGGTGCGTGTGCGCCTTGGCTTGGCAGCTTTTTATCTAAGAATTTAAACTCTTTACCAACCAAGTCAGTAGAGCTTCGCTCGACTCCATCTTTATCCGTGTACTTAGAGGTTTTCATAGAACCCTCAACCAAGATAGACGAGCCTTTACTAAAATACTTAGAAATAGTCTCAGCTTGTTTGCCCCAAAAAGCGCAGTTAAACCACTCGGTAGTTTCTACTTTCTCGCCTGATTTGCTCAGATAGTTATCTGATACGGCTACCCCAAACTTTATAAATGAGAGTCCAGCAGCAGTAGTTTTTAATTCAATGTCCCTGCCAATGTTTCCAGCGATAATTACTTTTTGATACGAAGCCATTTTTAGTCCTTTTTAATTAATTCAATTTCAAGCGTGACAAGGTGCAAAAAGTCTGCTCTCCTTGCTCTAAGTCGCGCGATTTCATCTAAGTAATCTGCTCGATGTAGACGGTGGATAATTAATTGCTTTCCTACTGGGAAGTCCGAGCAAAAGCTGGCGAAATCTACCCAGTCCCGACCCGTACAATCTAGGTGGCCTATTAACTGCCATTTGTAAGATGGGTCAAAGCTGTTACGTTTTAAAGTAGCGTTATGTGTCTTAGCGATTACTGATTTAATCTCAAGAACTCCATCAATTCCCACAAGACCGTCTGGGCTATCTCCATAAGTTTCGTGACAGAAAAATCCTCCATTAGTTACCTCGGAAAATGTGTGATCTTGATACATGGCTCTAGCTATCGGTTCTTGCTCATGGCCACGCTCGGTATGGGCATTTGAGAAGCCATGCTCGGCTTTTCTACCAGTAATGATTTCGAGAGCAATTTGCAAGGCATAGTCTTTGGCTGGATCACCAAAGGCTTTTCCCTCATTTGCCATAAAGCATCCGAAATTAGAGGCGGTAGCCTTTCCGCACCTAAGAGCCATCCATTCATCGGTGTTTTGCTCAACGTCATAAAAAATCATTACGCAGCAACCTCAGACTCTTCAATCAATTGAGTCTGGTGCGCTGCTGAAATGTCAACCTTTGCGAGAACCGCTTTAAGATTGCCATCACGCTTATAAGCTGCTTTAACATTCGCCCAGGCTGGCATATCAGGAGTAATTGTCTTGCGTGACTCAGGCGCTAATTTGCCTATCCTTAAGCCTTCTACCGTATCTTTACCGAAACGAACTGAGCCATCAACATAAATAGTCACTTTTAGGTTTGACCAATCTTCAATAAATGCTGAATTAGCTAGAGCTTTAAGCGTTTTACTATTTCCCGCATTAAGAATCATCGGTTTAAGTGGTTCACCAGAGCGAATTTCAGATTCAACAAAATAAGCTGTGTTGAATTTATCTTTTGTTTTCTTGGTCTTATCGAGGTCTAGCGCTACTTTTTTAATAGTGAGTACGGTAGGCTCAGTAATGTCTGCTGCGGATAGGTAAGGGCTATTAAAAGCCTTCCTGTAGTGAGTTTTCTCAGTCATTACAGGCCGATCATCCGGGCAATATATTGAGCAAAACTAGGGCGTTTATTACAAAGTAGGGCGTACTGGATTAGCTCGCCATCTTTAGTCATGTAATTAGGCAATGGTCGCTGGTAATTGCAACCGATGAGAACTTTCCCGGTGTTGTACGGTACGGGGCGATTCATACTAGACCGCCAGTAGTCATTACATAAACTGCTAAAGGGAAGGTGATTCCACATAAACCTAAAAAAACACCGCTTGCTAAATCTCGCATAAATCCTCCGAATATGGTGGGACTACTCACTCTTTTTAGACGTACCTGACGAGATAGGCATAGTGCTGAATAGTGTGCTTTCACCCCTTAGCTACATCTCAACTAAGCCAGCGTTTTCGTTAAATGAGCCATAAGCCCTTTTACTTACTCACCACTCAAGCCTGGACTGTTCTTGCCCTGTTATTTGCAAACCCTAAAGAACTTTGCGTTGTTTGCGTTGCTTGTTGCTATGACTACATTGAACCATAGTTCAAGGAGAAAAGCAACTGAAGTTCAATAAAAGTTCAATATATAAAAAATAGGCGAAAAAAAACCACCCGTAGGTGGCTTATCTAATCTCAGAGGCTTATACGTTCAGGTAAGTAAGGCTACCTCTCAGTTTTCTATCTCCGTAGTTTGGGCTTTCAATCTGGAAATGATTTTGTGGAATTGCCATTTGATAGCTCAATACTTGGCTTTCCAATGCCAACACCTTGCTCCAAACTTCACTCAAACTTGGGGGGGGGGGGGGATTAAGCATTGATTCATTTGGTTGATTATTTTAATTGGAATCAACATAGTTACCGATTTATCGAACTTCGTCAAGAATTTTCATTGATCTTGGTCAATATTTTTAAATAAAATCGAAAAAAAACCTACCGAAGTAGGGGTTTTGGAGCATGAATTCTTTAAATTGCGACAATAAGTTGCTTGACCGTTCCGCAGAATCTTGCATTTTTTGTCATTTCTTTGATTGGGAAACGAGCATTATCGGAACGAAGATAGCGAATTGTGCCATCGATGACCAGTTGCTTACAAGTAGCCTCTTCTCCACCCTCATCCACAATGCACCATTTCTGATCCACTGGCGTTTCTTCTGGCTCAACAACCAACCAAGAGTCAATAGGAAACTTTGGTGAGTTCATGTCATCTTTAACCCTAAGAGCATAGGTGTATGTGTTCTTTGGGCAAGTAATGAGTATTTGCTCACCGTTTGCGGGAATTAAAGAATCAATAGCGTCATGGTAATTTTTGGCGTCACTCCAACTTAAAACGGGAACACGATTCTGTGGAAACACTTGATGGGCTTGCGATGGGGGGTCAGAGGGATTTTTACCTGTAGCCAACCATTCTGGGGATACATTAAAGAATTGAGCGGCCTTAATGTTGTTAACAGACCCAAAAGAGCCTCCAGCCTCTACTTTAGCAATGGCTTGAAAGCTCACACCAATGGTGTCAGCAAGAGCTTGTTTGCTAATGCCCATCTCATCCATCAGGGGTTTTAATCGTTCCCAGTATTTAACCATAGTTGCAATTATACAGATTTTTATTGAACTTGTGTTGCAATCTTAATTGAACTGTGGTTCAATGTTCTATATGAACAAATCAGACGCAATAAAACTACTTGGTGGAACAACCGCCTCTGTCGCTGAAGCGATTGGTATTTCATACCAGGCTGTTTCTAAGTGGCCGGAAATTCTACCTCCCCGAATATCAGACAGAGTTCATGCCGCTGTAAATAGGCAGAAGAAAGCCAAAAAATGAGAATTGAGGCCACATTTACCCAAATCGAATCATTCCATAACCATGTAGCCAATGGTGGAGCGAAACACCAGCGTTCAAAGATTCTCGAAATATTCAATTCATACGGCGGTAACTGGTCAATCGGTGAGCTTGCCAAGTTTATGAAGATGGACAAATCCACCGTCTCCGCACGAATTAACGAATTACTCAAAACCGAAGAGCTAATTGATCTGCCTAAACGC